TACAATCCCGTTACGTTACCCCTCGTTACCTCGTTACCCATCGCCCTCAACCCCTAGCAATAGTGCGGTTTTCCATGATGACCCGGTAACGGACCAGCCATCACCGCTCGTTACCACATCGCCTGACCTTAGCAATTCGCACACAATCCGGCCATCCGCCGATGGTTTAAGGTTTTGGGCCGCTGATGCAGGCTTTAATCCGAGATCATTGAGGTGATATTGGAGAAGCTCATCGCGTGATATGTATGGGCGCCCATCAGGGTCAATGGGGTTCTTGACCCCCTTCCATGCCATCTCAAATGTCCGTTGATGTTTGATGATTGGGTTGTCCTTGGTCGGCTTAGCTGGCTCAATACCCTCGACCATAACGGCTGATGTCACCTGTTCACCATCCTCATCATACCAGCCTGCGATCGGAACTGATTGGAGTTCAGCAAATAGATTTGGGGCTGCTTCAGCATCCTTAGACTTACGCTGCACGATCTCAATCGTATCGCCTGGGATGACAGATATCTCGACATCCAACGCACCCTTCCAGGCTGATGATCCCCGCGCGCGATGCTGGGCCTCGGCTGAGACGCCGGTATGGTGGACTAGGATTACTGTTGCTCCGAACTCCTGTATCAACGCACCGCAGGCGTCCAGCATTCCTTTTGCGTCCTGGGCCGAGTTCTCATCGCCCTGTAAGTGCCTATGCAACGTGTCAACCACGATGGCTGTCGGGACTTCAGGTAGTCCCCTAATGGCCTCCACCGCCTTCTGGTAGCCGTCAGGAGCGTTCAAGTCTAACCCATGGGCTGAGATATACATATTGAGGGCATTAACCTTGTTGTGAGCCTTCCAGGCTGCCAACCGCCCGCGCAAACCATGATGGCCCTCGCCCGCCAGATATACCACCGACCCATGGCGGACCTTATTCCCAAACCAATGACCGACTGCCCCACGCGATGCCACAGACCCCATCATGTCTAAGACCATGAAGGTTTTACCCGATCCAGACGGCCCGTGGATCATTACCAGACCTTCTCTCTGTATCCAGCGCTTGACCAGCCATTTAAGCGGGGCAGGCTGGGCTGAGAAGTCATCGGCTGGGATTAACCAATCATCCTGGGGTGGGAATAGGATCGCCATTAGATCATGACCGGCTAACGCATAGTCGTTCGCATCGCCCAGTTCCGGCGGCATGACAATGCGGCACCCATGCTTGGCCGATGCCTCGTCCGCCTTATTCCGCCCGACGCCAGACGCATCGTTATCAGCCACGACCACGATGTCCTGGGTCGCCCCGTGGGTTTGGCGGAGTTGGCGAACGACTTCTGGAAGATTGTTGGCACTGTACGCTACCACCACCGGCCTGTTCGACACCTCGTGGATCGTGGCAGCCGTGGCGAACCCCTCGGCCACGAATATCGTTGACCCGTCCAGGTCGCCTAATGTCCAGGAACATCCACGCGTCGCAGCGCCTGGGTGATATCTTTTGTCGTCGCCTATGTATTGGAGCGACGACAGCTCACCATCTGATCCGAACAACGGTACAATCAATCGGCCATCGCCTGTCGTCCTCACCCCGTGCGGCTTGATATTTTTCTTGGCAAGATATGGATGGTCCGGCGATGCGCCTGTTGCATCCCTCCAGATGGCTTGGACAGTGTCGGCGGCCACCTCAGCCTTCCGCTGCCGCTCGGCATCCCGCAACGCCTTGGCTTCACTCTGACGCCGAGCGATCGACATCTGTTCTGGTACGGTTAGTTCACGATTGAGGTTGGCCCGAAACGTCCCGTCTATACCATCCCGCCAGCACCCGAACCGGCCAGCCACAGGAGTATCTGGGAAGACGATATACCAGCCGGAGTCATCGCGCCTGCGGCCTCTCGTGCTGAACCGATGAATCTGGCCGTCAATCCGAATGTCTGCCGGCGGCTCGATGCCTGCCGATCGCATGGCGTCTGCAAGCTGAACCTCTGGCGGCTCGGCATACGCCTCAACCGTGGCGCCACGATATGGCCCACCCATGATTTTCGTAATGTCAGCCATCGGTGTTAATCCTTTCACGCGCCAGTCTGGCATAACCCTCGATGTCTAACCAATGATCAGGCTCGTCTGCATTGCCTGCCAATATCCTTGCTATTTTACTGGCGATCATGTCCAGCGCCTCGCACTGCCAGGACGTGAGTTCACTATATCCGGCATATCCTCCAGGTCCTCCACCCCGCATCTCGTCCTTCAAGCTCTGAGCGATCACTGAGACCTGGCCAAAATCACCATGCGTCCCCGCCCGCTCCTCAAGCACATCTTTGATATCAGTCATCAGCCCGCAGCTCCCCGCGCGTGACCACTTGAATTTGATATTGCCGCAGCATAGGCGGTCGCTCCCCCCATTGTGACACCGCCGCCTGACTGATGCCCAGCGCCTCGGCGACCGCCGCCTGCGTCTTATAATGCCTCATGATTTCGTCCGTCGTCATTTTTTTCACCTTTTTTTGCATTTAGTGCTTTACACCATAAGCGGGCTTTTATAATATGTAAACATCAAATCGCAAACGGAATCACCCGACCGCGATGAGGGAGACTAAAATGCTTAAGATCAAACCAGTCATTAGCCATCTCAGTATCGTCCGGCACAGCCAGCACGATCAATTGTACGTTAAGGCAGACGATGGTCGCTGCTGGTCCGTCGTGCCGGATTATATTCCGCACAAATACAATTATTGGGACAAATCGGCGATCAGGACGCTTAATCGTCTCGCGGAAGCTCTGCGCAAAAACGGCCAAATCGTGCAGGTAGACGAGACTATCCCAGCCAAGCACGAGGACGCATCATGAGCAGCAATCAGAAATACTACGGCTGGACGAATTACGAAACTTGGCGCGTTCACCTTGAAATTTTTGACGGGTCCGACTGTTGGTGGTCAACGCCAGATGAAGTCAGGCATTACGCTGAGAGCGTAGTTATTGAAGACAGCGAAAGGCAACTGAGCCTCGCCGAGTCATACGCTCTGGCATTTCTTCAAAACGTCAACTGGAACGAAATTTGGCGAGCGCTGAAGGGAGAAGCAGCATGAATAGCTGGATCATCGTCAACGTCCGAACCGGCGAAGCCGTGATGGAGACCTTTGACCGCAGCATTGCGAACAGGGTCACTAGAAAATACAAAGCCGTCCCGGCGCGCAAATATCTGGAAGAACTGAACGCTAAAATCAAACGGGAGAACCAAGAGTGATTAACCTTCAAAACACCGGCCAAGCCACGGCAGACGCGATCAAGCTGTTGGTGTATGGCGCCGCAGGAGTAGGCAAAACAAGCCTGATCCCAACTATGCCAGCGCCGATCATATTAAGCGCCGAGGCTGGGTTGTTGAGCATTGCTTCAGCCGATCTGCCCTTCCTTGCCATTAAATCCATGGACGATCTGCGCGAAGCATATTCTTGGCTCACTACATCAGACGATGCGAAGGGGTTTAAGTCGATTGCGTTAGACAGCATCAGTGAGATCGCTGAAGTCTGCCTCGACGCTGAGAAGAAATCAGCCAAAGACCCGCGACAGGCCTATGGTGAGATGGCAACCACGATGGCCCAGGTCATTCGGTTGTTCCGGGACATTCCTGACCGCCATGTGCTGTTTACTGCGAAGCTGGACAAGAGCCAGGATGAGACGGGTCGGATGTTATATGCGCCGTCCATGCCCGGCAACAAAACAGGCCAAGCGTTACCGTATTATTTCGACATCGTGGCCGCACTCCGCGTTGAGAAAGATGCCGAAGGCAATGCTCAGCGCGCGCTGATGTGCGACACCGATGGGCTTTGGCAAGCCAAAGATCGGTCAGGCAAGCTCGACGCCTGGGAAGCGCCGGACATCAGTGAAATTATTGCCAAAATCGGAGGCACAAAATGAACCTCGATTTAGACACAGCCGCTGCCGAGTGGATTGAGGCCAAGGCGGCAGAGCGTAAGGCCGTCGAACGGCGCAGGTTGCTAGAAGACCACATCGCAAGCCTGCTCGGCGTCCCGGAGAGCCTGGAAGGGACAGAGACGACAGTCACCGACGGCGGTTACAAGATCAAGCTCGTTGGCCGCATGAGCCGCAAGGTTGACCGGCACACGGCAGAAGATATAGCCGAACAATATGGCCTTGAGGCTCAGCTTGATAACCTGTTCCGCTGGAGGCCTGAGATTAATGCTTCCGGTTGGAAAGCGGCGCCAGACAGTGTGCGCCGCCCATTCTTAAACGCAATCACCACGACGCCATCCCGCGTCAGCTTTACCATAGAAAAGGAATAGAACCATGGTAGCACTACAAAAAGCCTTTCGCGCAGCAGAGGTTGCCCAGCAGCCGTTAGCCGAACCACGGACCTGGGATCCGTTGCCTGACGGCTGGTATGACGCCATGATCGTCAATGCCGATGTCAAAGACACAAAGGCTGGCACCGGGCAGTATATCGCCATCCGGTTCGACATCACCGGCCCGACCCACGAAGGCCGGGTGGTCTTCACCAACATCAATATCTCTAACCCAAATCCCAAAGCAGTCGAGATCGGGCATCAGCAGCTCGGCAAGATCACAGAGATTGTTGGGATCGCTGAACTGGCAGATACCGATCAACTCATTGGGTCAACGCTGGGAATCAAACTGGCAACCCAGCGATCGGAACAATATGGCGATCGGAATGAGGTCAAAGGATACCGGGCGAGCGGGTCAAAGCCTGCGATGGTGAAGGCGGGCGCTGCCGCTCCGCCCTGGGCCGCAAAACCGGCAGAAGGTTTGGACGATGATATTCCGTTCTAAATAATCTGCCCAGAATTTGCCCGGAATTTGCCCAAGCATTTTCCGGGCAATTTATATGCTCAGGGAGAGAGCCATGACCAAAATACCAAAGCGAATTGATCTTGTCGCGGAGGCCATAGACAAGCATCACAAAGATGCCCAAGACGCACCGCGCCCGCATATGGGAGCCTCTGGGTTAGGTCATCATTGCGATCGGTGGATATGGTTATCCTTCCGCTGGTCGGTGCGTGAGGAGTTTCAAGGCCGGATTAAACGCCTATTCCGACGCGGTCATAATGAGGAGGCGACGATCCAGGCTGATCTGGAAGCGATCGGGGTCAAGTTTCAAGACACCGGGGCGGACCAGCAATTTGTTGACCTGGGCGGCCACCTGGGCGGATCGACAGATGGGATAGCAG